GTCTTTACGGCATCCAATTCATCGGCAAGTGCTTGGTTGTAGTTCCCGGTCGTTGCCGTTGCGATGGTTGCCTTGATGTCGGCAATCTGTTTGTCGATGTCTGCGACCGCCGGATTGGTGGCCGGAACAAGTTGTTCCCATGTCGTTTCGGGGTTGTCGGCAAGGAACTTGTCGCATTCCTCGATGAATGACGCGATTTCCTTTTCTTGGGCTTCGATGTCGGCGGTTGCCTTGCGAACTTTGGCAAGAACCTTTTCAAGTTCGGCGATTTCCTTGCCCATTGCTTGCCCCTTGGCCGTGATTTCGTCAAGTTTCTTGTCCTTGGAATCATTGAAGTGCTTGCGCGATTCCTCAACGCGGTTGGCGGGCAATGGTTGTCCGCAATACGGGCAAATGGTCGATGATTCGTCAAAGGCACGGGCGTTCTCTGTCTGCCATGTATCGCGCAACTTGTCTTGTTCCTGCTTGATGCGGGCAATCTCTGCTTCAAGGCGGGCAATCTCGCGGCGGTTGCCGGAAAGTTCATTCTTCGTCAGTTCAAGCAAACGCGCCTTGGATGAACGGGATGCCGACTTTTCGCGGCGGGCGGCATTGGCTTCAAACGCCTTGTCCTTGGCTTCTTGTTGTGCCTTGCGGATGGCTTCTTGACGGGATGATTCAAGTTCGGCAATGCGGCGTTGCTTTTCCTGCTCTGCTTCGTACTTGGCACGGTTGGCCGTTGCTTCGTCTGCAAGTTGTACGTTGATTTCGCTTTCGCGGGTGTTGCAACGCTCGATGTCTGCTTCAAGTGCCGCCCAATCCTCGCTTTCCGGCATCATCTTTTGTGTTTGGTCGATGCGGGGTTGGATGTTGTCAAGTTCAATATTCAAACGCTTCTTGCGGGCTGCAAGTTCTGTCTTGAAGTCTGCAAGGGACTTGCCGGAAATTTTGTCAAGCAAGGCGGCAAATGCCGGGTCGTTGGCTGCAATTTCCGTGTCCGTGATTGTCCCGGCAAGCAAGAACAATTGTTCGCGCTGCTGCTTCCAAGGCATGTTGATGAAGAATGCCGGGTTCGTTATCATCTTGAACACCGTTTCATCAATGACTTCGTGAACGCGGGCTTGATAGTCGCCGACACGAACCGGGGTTTCATTCCACCAACATTCGGTGTGATTGCCCTTGAACACTTGTTCCACTTGGCCACGCGGCTTGACCCAATCTTCGACCAATGCCCGCTTCAACGTCAGTTCTTCACCATCAACGGAAAGAACGCCCGTGACCGAACATTCGCATTTCTGCAAGGGATTCCCGTTTTCATCGTTTGACTTGATTTCAAAATCCTTGCGGTCTTTTGAATCCTTGCCGAAAAGAAGCCAAATGAACGCATCGAAATGACGGGACTTTCCAAGTCCGTTCGCGCCCATGATGGTTGTCACATCGGCATTGAAATTGGTCGTGCGCTCCTTTGCGCCGCGCCAATTCACCATTGTTAGGCTTTTTAGAATTACTTGCTTCATAAAAATATAATTTGAAGTGTTATTAAAATGTTTTTTTCAGTTGCAACGCCCGGTCAACGTCAATGACGATGATTCGTCCCGTTTGGGTGATTGCATCGTCAATCTTGCCGGATGCCTTAATTCGGTTGGCGGTCGCCATGCTGCAATTGAATATCCGGGCTATTCCTGCAATGCCATATTCAAGGTTGCGGGGTTTCTGCTCCGGCATTGTACTTGATGCAACGGCGGCGGTTGTTTCCCGGATAAGGTCAACAAGTTCGCCAACGGTCAAGTCAATTATTCGCGTGTTTGGGTTCAACATCATTTGTGACGATACCTTTGAAGAATGCCTTGACGCATTCCGAACCGCCAATCAATAACGCAATGCCGAAAACGGCGGCGAATCCGATTGCCTTTGAAGCAACGAACAAGGCGAACCAATTGCCAAGTGAAAGGGTTTCATCCGGGCAACAGAATATGCCAAACACGGCCACGAATACAAGTGCATAGATTGCGGCGATTCTGATTGATAAATAGGTTTTCTTCATTGTTGCGATTTTTTTAAGAGTTAAACATGAAAGTTGCATTATCCGATTCGTTCTTGCGCCTTGCAGAACGGACACGGGTTGTTCTCGTTTGGGCTCTTTGCGCCCGGATGATGGTGTCGGAATTGAAAGTCATTTGGAAAACCACCAAGACCAAAAGACAAGTTGCAATTGCCCGGCGGGTCAATGGTGAAAGGTCAAATGAAATGTGAAAGTTCGTGCAAAACCACCACGCGGACAACTCATTGATTTTCGTCACCCCGGTCTTTTCATAGATGTTCCGGGTGTGATTCTCAACGGTTCTTTCTGAAACGAAAAGGTTGTTGGCGACATCCTTTTTGGTTGCGCCCCATGCCAATAATTCGGCAATTTCCGCTTCGCGTTTGGTTAGGATTGCGAACTTCATCATACTTCCGCCCCCCAAACGTCTTTGATTCCGTACTTCGCAAAAATCGTTTCGATTTGCTGCGCTTCGCTCACTTTTGGTTCGACCGTTCCATTCAGACGTGCCGCCCATGAAGAACGTGTCGTGATGTCAAGGGCTGTCATAATTTCAGCCCGGACATTCGCAACGTCCTTTTGCATGACTTGGGAAAACCCCCTTTGGAATGAAAAATTGCTCATTTCTTCTTTGTTTTATTAAAATTAACATGTCAAATTGCGCTTGTTTCGCAAAAATGACGTAAATTTGCTATTTCAAATGTGCCGCTTTCGCCGTACCTTTGTCGCGTGTTACGAAACATCGGTGCAAAGATACGCAATATTTTGCGAAACAAAACAATAAAATACGAAATATTTTGCGAAACGTGATGTTAAAAAATGTGAACGAAAATTCTGAAATTATATAATTATTTGAATATGAACGACTTAATTGATGTTAGGGCAATACGGGAAAAAGTAGGCATTTCGCAAGAAGAATTTGCGAAACTGCTTGGTGTGTCATCAAGGACGGTTCAAAATTGGGAACGCGGCAAGACGATTCCCGATTCAAAGCGTGAAGTGTTGCGAAAGATTTCCAACGACAAGACGGCAACACCATTAAAGCCGCAATCGTATTTTGGCGGCGATGACGGGGCGGTCGTTTCCCTGCCTTTGATTCCGCTTGATGCGGTCGCCGGATTGCCGACCGATGACAATGACGGGGTTCTGTTCGACAACTGCGAACGATATACAATCCCGGAATTTTCAGCAAAGGGGGCGCAATACTTGATTCGTGTGTCCGGGACATCTATGTTGCCCAAGTACAACAACGGGGACATCTTGGCATGTCGCCGGATTGACGAAATCACATTCTTTCAATGGGGAAAGGTTTATGTCATGGATACAAGGCAAGGCGCACTTGTCAAGAAACTATTCCCGGACAAGTCCAACCCGGACAATGTTCTTTGCGTGTCTGAAAACAAATCGGAATTTCCGCCATTCAGTTTGCCGAAAGAAGAAATTCGTTCACTTTCAATTGTGGTCGGTGTGATAGGCGTTGAATGACTATATATAATATAATAAGGTGCATTTGCATTGCACATGGAATGCACTTGCATTGCAAAACACTATTATAAAAGAAAAGAAAAAGAAATATATATTCTTTCTCACTTCGTTCAAAAGAATATTCGTGAACTTCAAATCAAAAATCGAATTTATATGGCAACAATTGAAATCAATGTTTCGGAATTTTACGGTGTTCCGGCCTTTTATTCAGTAATGCCGCATGACATCTTCGACACCCTTGAATCGGCGGCGTTGAAAGGTTACAAGACGGCAACCGTTGACAAAGCACAATTTGACAAGATGATGTTGGACTTTCAAAAGAAAATTGCATGATGGATTGGTTTTATTATGGCGTTTTGCCGATTGTCGGCGGCATCCTGCTTTATTACTTCATCAAAGGATTGGTAAATCAAGACAACAACGAAAAACAGAACAAGGAATGAAAGCGTTGAAGATTTTCTTCTTGGTGCTGCTTGCATCCATCATGGCCGGGTGTTCGTCAGATACCGGGGATGAAGAACCGCATGTCGTTCTTGACCCTGCAACGAATCCGGCGGCAATCCTTGGCCGATGGGATGAAGTCGGCGGGGCTGAATATTATCAGTTCTCGACCGATGGGCGGTCATCGGACGGGATATTCATTCACTACAATGGGCAAACAACGTCCGGGGCGTTCATGTACACAACGGATGACAACACCATCCATTGCAAGCCGGACGGCGGCATTGACATCTTCCGAATCGTTGTTGCCTTTGACCAAACAGACAAGAACCTTGCAACATTCACAACGGGTTCACATACCATCAACGTAAAAAGAACGCAACAATGAAGAAATCAATCAACGCCCAAGCAATCGAAATCACCCGGCGATTCTTTCAAGGGCTGCAAATGGCCATCGACAACGGCCTTTGCCAAGGGTTGAAGAACTTTTGTGAAGAACATGGGTTGAACCGTGTCAAATACCAAAGAATCAAGAATGACTTGAACAAGCCCGTTGAAGAATGGAAATACAAGGTCGTTGACCTTGATGCGCTGCAATACCTTTGCAACGACTTCATGTTTTCGGCTGAATGGCTGCTTTTGGGACGCGGCAAAATGATGAAGCGCAATGATAATTGACAAGACAATCAAATTCCTTTTGCACAAACGGAATCCGGGTGAAACAAAGAGCCTTGGAATCCGTATGCGCGTGACCATCAAGGGGCAAACGCCGATGGACTTTCCTTTTCCCAAGACATTGAAGATTGATGCCGATGATTGGGACTTCGACACCATGCGCCCAAAGTCCGGCGTGAACACCCCGGTTGCAACAGACATCAATCGAACAATCGGGGATTGGGTCGGCAAGATTTGTGATGTGTTCGCCCGCTTTGAAATCATCGAAATGCGAACCCCTGCCAACGATGAAGTCAAGGCGTTGTTCAATGACTACATCGGCAAGAAATCAATCCTTGACGCAAGCAATGCGCCAAAGTTCTTTGACGTGTTCGACATGTTCACCGAAACGATGGGAAAGAAAAATGAATGGACGGCGGGGACACATGAAAAGTTCCATGCCCTGCGAAACCATCTTGAAGCATTCGACAAAGGACTTGACCTTGCCACGTTCGATGAAGCCAAGGCGCAATTGTTCGTGTCCTATCTGCACGGGCGGGGATTCCGCAACACCACCATCAAAAGCAAGGTGTCATTCCTCAAATGGTTCTTGCGGTGGGCTTCCGAAAACGGGTTCTATCATGGAAACGCGCACCAAGTGTTCAAGCCACGATTGAAAGGGACATCCGTTGATTCGCGCGAAATCATCTTCTTGACAAAGGATGAAGTCAGACGCTTGGAAGAAATGACGTTCAACGAAAGCCAAGCCGCCCTTGAACGTGTCCGGGACGTGTTCTTGTTCTGCTGCTTCACGGGGCTTCGATACTCGGACGCAAAGAAGTTGACCCGTTACGACATCCGGGACGGGATGGTCGTGTTCGTCACCAAAAAGACCGTTGACGGCATCCGGGTTGAACTGAACAAGCATTCGCAAGCCATCCTTGACAAGTACAAGGACGCGCCGTTTCCGGGGAATCTCGCCTTGCCCGTCATCAGCAACGAAAAGATGAATGCGCACTTGAAAGACCTTGGCAAACTCGCCGGGATTGACACGCCGACCCGCATTGTGTACTTCACGAACAACGTCCGGCATGAAGAAATATTCCCCAAATGGCAATTGATGACAACCCATGTCGCCCGGCGGACGTTCGTTGTGACCGCCTTGCGCCTTGGAATCCCGCCCGAAGTCATCATGCGATGGACGGGGCATTCATCGTTTGAAGCGATGAAGCCTTACATGAAGATAATTGATGAAGTCAAGCGAACGGCGATGTCACGCTTTGACGATTTTTGAAAATGTACACGGGGCAAAAATGAAAAAAGGCATGTACACGAATTTGTACACGGAAATATGGGATTCAATGATATTTCGTGATATGGTGAATAAATGCACCATGAACACGAAACCCGCGAAAATGGCGGTTTGCGGTTTCGTGATTCTTCGTGAAATAGTGCGTCTTAGTTCCTCTCTCTCCGCAATATCGCTTGAAAATCAAGCATTTACGCACAATGTACACGAATTTGTACACGAAAACGCCCGATTTTAACACTTTCGGGCGTTTTTTATGCGCATTTTCCGCCGGATTTTATTCTTCGATGTACACGGATGTACAAAACCACGTCTTTTTCAATGGTTCACCATGTTTTCGGTGTACAATCATGTACATTTCCCCGGTCGGCTGAATTTTCAGCACACGAAAAAAGCCGGGGTGCAACTCCCCGGCCAACCATCATCGTTCGGGGTGCAACTCCCCGTTTCGCAACAATGACGGCGCAAAGGTACGCATTTTATTTCAAAAACCCGCGAATCCGGGTGATGAAATTACGGATGACGCGCAAGAACGGTTGTCTTTTCAAGTATAGAAGCAAGACGGCGGCAACGATGACCGCAACGATGAATGCGATGTAACGCCATCGGAACGGGTCGGCAACGGGTGTCGATTCCTTGTGTTCGTCTGTGTCACGCCGCTTCACGGCTGCATTGGTTTTCGATTCATCGGACACGCTGCTTTCCTTGCTCTGCCCCCGGCGTTCGTCTTTCTGCTTGACTTGGGTCTGCGTGATTCGCTTGATAGAACCTTTCACGCGCCCCGTTCCCGGCAACTCGACATCGGCGACCGATGGCCGCTTGGATGAATCGGCATCTTCCATGTCCGGCGGGTAGAACTCAATTTCGGTGATGACAATTTCCCCGGTCTGTGTCCGGGTCGTGTCAACGAACGTGTCTGAACTCTCGTTCCGGGTGATGGCCGTCCCCGTGCTGTCAATGACGTGTTCGGTCTTGTCCCTTGCCGCCTTGCGCGATGTGCCGCAAGACGCAAGAACGATGGATGCAATCAATGCGAAAATCGTCTTTTTCATTTCACTTCAAGTTTTTCAAGTCGTTCAATCTGTTCAACCATCCCTTGATGAAGCGTTTCTTCGTGTGCTTCAACTTCTCTTTCTCGGTCGCCTTTCGCCCGATGCGCCGTTCATAGGCTGCAACAGACGATGAAGCGATGTTGTTCAAGAAGTTCACACGCGCCTTGAACAAGGCATCGAAAAGTTCATCTGGGTCGGCAAAGTTCACGGCGGAAATCGTCTTTTGGCCGACAATGCCGTCAACCTTGACACCAAGGATTCGTTGCGGAATCTTGATGCCGTTCGCACCAGAACCCCAAACCCAATCGACAAGGATGTTGGCGACTTTCTGCGATTGGATTTGGTCGGCTTTCCAACGATTCCAAAAATGCGGGATGAACACGCGGTCGCGCACATCCTGCCTTGAAATCTGCTTCAAGTCCTGCACGTCAATGTCGCCGTCCCCGTCCTTGTCATATCCGCATTGCCGCCACGTTGCGATTGTCACGCCCATGTTGGTTGCGCCGCCGGAATCGGCGGGGTCGTTCGCAAAGCCGCCCTCCCATTTGAGGATGAACGGCAAGAGTTTGTCACAATTGGCCATCTTCGTTGTCGTTTAATGGTTGTTCACTTGCCCCCTTGTCATCCGGCATCAGAATGTCTGACAAATGGACGTTCAAATGTCTTTCCGCCTTGTTCACCATGATTCTTTGCAACGCCTTGGCAATCGGCTTGTCATTCTCGGATGACCAATTTTCAAGGCATGACCAAAGTTCGTAAAACAGAAACACGGCGACCGCGAACCGAACCGCAAGGCCGTCACCCGAATGCCGGACGTTGATGTCAACGTATGATGCAAGGATGATGCAAAGCCAAGCGATTATCATTGTCGCAAGGATGCGCCACTTGTATTCTGATTTGAACTTGCCGTCCGACTTGTCCGGGTACTTTTTATGAACGCGGCGACCAAGAAAGTATGCCGAAATGACATCAAGGATGACCGCAATCAGACACGGGACAAAGAAGTCGATGGATGTTTCCACGGCCACGATGAACCCGGCCACGATGCTTGTCAACCATTGCATCAGTTTTTGGCCGACTGAAAATTGTATTTCGTTCATTGTCGTATGGTTTTTTAAGTGAATTGAAAGCACTTGCCGACCTTGACAATGGTTGTGTCCATCGGAAACAAATTCAACGGTTTTTCGCCGTTCTCCCTGCGCCTTTCGTTGATGACGGGCAATTGTGCTTGCGCTTTCTGAATGTAGCCAATCAGAATGTCCGACCCGGTGAAACACGAACGCCGTTCACCAACCGCATTGCCGTTCGCGTCCTTGGTGAAATAATCACCCGCCGCGTCCGGCTCTTTGTTGAAAGTAGCAAGGACAACTTGCATTTGCATTCTCAACCCGGATTGATTCTTTCCCGGAAACTTTGTCGGCTGAATAAGGGTCTTTTCAATCAAGATTCGCTTGTCAAACAAATCTTCAAGGTCAATTCCCTTGCCGATAATCACATCCGCTTCAAGACCTAAATCGCTAAATCTTGCCATTGTCAAAGTTGGTTTTCGTTTTTTACTCTGTTTCTTCAAGGATGGATTCGACCATCTTGTCAACGTCCGCCCGGAACTGCAAATATTCCTTGTATTCCTCAACGGCGGCGGGGTTGATTTCAATGCCAAGGGCATGTGAATTGTATGAGTTGACAAGCGCAAATTCGGCGGATTCGTCAATAACGTCACGGATGACCGCTTTCTTGATTGAAGCCTTGGTCGGCTTTTCCCAAATGCGGACTTCGTGACACATCCAACCGATTTGTGTTTCCTCGCTCTCGCCCTCTTTGACACCCATTTCGGGTTCGATGTTGTAACGGATGATGGTTGAACCGTCATTGTCATGTTCCAACGCGGCGGGTTTGCCGTGTTCCATGTCGTAATGCGCGTTTGGCGCGATTGAATCTAATCTCATAAGGCAAAATCTTTTGAATTTTTGAAATTAAGTTTATTGAATCACAATACTTGCACCAACCCCACCAAGATGCGATTGCCTGCTTGTACTGCATTTTGGTTGGCAAGACCTTTCTTTTGTTCAACAATGCCACCCGGCGGCAAAGATGTTGTTTTATTCCCTTGCGCAACCTTGTATGTGTGTGGAAAAACACATAACCAAGAAAATCAATTCCCCGTGAATCTACCGGGAACACTTGCCAATTCTTCTTGACTTTCAACTTCAAGTTGTCGTGAAGATACTTTCGCATATCAACAAGAAGATTGTGCAACCATTCCTTGTTGTCCGATAGAATCACAATGTCATCGGCATATCTGAAATAATACTTCACGCCCTTTTCTTCTTTCAACCAATGGTCGAAATATGTCAAGAACAAGTTCGCAAAGTATTGTGACAAGTAATTTCCGATTGGAACGCCATATTCAACCGAATCAATGATTTCGTCAAGTAGCCAAAGCAACCGCGAATCCTTGATTTTCCGGCGGACAATCTGTTTCAATATTTCATGGTCAATACTTGGGTAGAAATGCCGGATGTCGATTTTCAAGCAATACTTTGTCCCGGCGGGGTCGTTTTTCAACGTGTAACGCATATCTTCCGCGCACTTGTGGATTCCCCGGTTCTTGATGCAAGAATAGGTGTTCGGCGTGAACACGGAAACCCATATCGGTTCAAGAATGTTCATAACTGCATGATGAACGATTCTATCCGGGTAATACGGCAAACGCGAAATCAAGCGTTCTTTCGGTTCAAAGATTGTGAATTGATGGTATTCGGACGTTTTGAACGTCTGATTCTTCAACGCTTCGTGCAATGCAAGAAGATTGGCTTCACGGTTCTTGTCATGTACGCGCACACCATACGAACGCAACTTTCCCTTGCGGGCTTTTTCATCCGCAAGGTGCAAGTTTTCGATGCTGATTACTTTATCATACAAGTTGCCGATTCGCTTCATGTTCTTACTTTGCTTGAATAGTAGGGCTTTTCGGCTTTCGCCTACCAAGTCCGTTTTTCGTATGAAATTTTTTGCCCTTGGATTTCTCCAAGTCATGCCGCCGGGATGTCCGGGGTTTTTGTGGCAAGGTTTCCTTTGATGCGATAGGTGTATATTTTATCAAGCAACGCTGAGACCCGATATTCGCATTCGTATTCGTAGCCGTATTATTCGTATTCGCATAGACGAACCCCGCATTCGCGTCATTATTCGCATTACCGCTGAACAGAACGCCACGACAAAGGACGACCCTTTAATATTTTTTTGAAAGGCGGGGCGGCTTTGTCGCCGCCCTACCTTTGAAGTTCCGGCCATTCATCCCGTCATGCGGCAAGGGATGAACGACTTTCGATTTTGCGCTTCGCGCCGATTACGCCGCCGGGATGAAGCAAAGCCGAGACCCGAGAGACGCAGCCGTATACGAAGCCGTCCTAAACGTATTCGCAGAGACGAACCCCGCAAGCGCGTCATAATACGCACCACCGCCGAACAGAACGCCACGTTCGGATGACCCGCTTTCGGGAACGGACGTGTAGAAATTATCGCAAAAGTAAGTTGTCGAACCTCCGCCGATAGACAACGGCATGATTTCTCCATACTCGCCAAGCAATATTTCTTTCACATATCCATTTGTTCGCGGCAAGTCGCCGCGATGGTTGTAGTTGGCCACGCCGGATGATGTGAAGTTCGCCGGGTTGTCGCATGTGTAGAACATGGAACGTCCGCCCGCTGCTTCACTCTGAATGATGGCCTTGCAACCGTCAGTCCATTTCCAAATGTGGCCAAACGGGTTTTCAACGCCGCGATACGATGGAACGTGAACGGTTGTTGCCGCCGTGTCATATCCGCCCGCTTCAAGAACGTAGTCAACAACGCCCGTGTGATTGCCAAGGCTGTTTGTTGTACCGCAAGGAACGAACGGTTCATAACTATTCCACGCACTCCATTTTGAATCGGATAATGTTGTAACGCCACTTCCAAGTCCGCCTTGACGATAGCCGTTGGAATCCAATGCGGCGTTGAACGCTGCTTGCGAATTGAAATTGCAATACTCGATTGCAAAGAACCACCAAAGTTCTTTGTGCAACTGATAGACGTTGCAGTTCCATTCCGTTGTACCACGGCGGCGGGCATAGGTACGGAAATTCGTCAAGGAAATGCTTGTCGCCGGACGGCCAAGCAACGAACGATGCGTCCCGTCCCATTCCGCCGTGTTGTTACCACCACGGAAAGCCTCGGACGTATTCACAACGGACGCAAGTTTCGGCGTTGATGCCGTTGTTCTGTCACATGCTGCTTCATAGGCCGAAATATATGCCTTGTTCCACTTGATGAAACCGGGCAAAGGTTCGGTCGAAATCAGCGCACGGCGTTTCAAGCCGTCCATTTCAAAACGTGCATAGCAATCGGGCAACTCGACCATGACTTGCCCGTCTGTGCCGTCAAGATGTGCCGCCGCGCCGTTGTCCTGCTTCGTTGAATCGTTGGCGTGAAGATAATAGTTGACCGTGCCATCATCTGCCAACGTGCAACGGCGAATCATTGATTGAACGGGCAATGATGCGTGAAGTTCCGCTTTCCCGATTCTTGTTGGAACGGGATTGGAAACGCTTGTGTCCCATTCGATGCCGTAATAATAATCATAGGCGAAAGTCGGCTTTGTTCCGCCCAATCCGATTAAAAGTCCCATATTAGTAACCGAATTTTAGGTTGATACTTGACAACGATGTTGCCTTAATTACTTTCACGATTTCGGGATTCCAACCACAATCGAACTTCGTTGTGATGGTTGTCCCGTCCGGCATTCCTGCAAGTTGCACTTCAAGTTCAACCGGGGAAATACCGTCATTCTTGATGTTGAACGGCTGACCGTCTGCAAGGCTGAAATCGCCGGATGCAAGACCCGTGACCGTCCCCATGATTCCGACTTGTGCGGAAACCATTTCACCGCTTCTTGTTATCATTTCTATTTCATTTTGAATTTTTGTTGTGCAAAGGTAATGCTTTTGTGTGTTACAATGATACATTGTTGCATAACGCAAGCATAACTTTTTGCGGTTATCACTCCCCGGCGGGGGCGGGTTCGTCCCGGATTTCCCAAGACTGAACCACCTTTCCGCCGATGATTTCAAGCGATTCGACAACGACCTTTCCCGGTTCGGGCGTTGGTTGTTCGCTTGGTACAAAGTCAAGATACCCGGATTCCCTCAACTCTGTAACTTCCACGCCCGCCCGTGTGTCTGTGCATACAAGGCGCAACGGGCTTCCCGGCGTGTATTTTGCCAATATTATTTGTGCCATATCAATTTCGATGTTGTATTATCATGTAACCACCATTATAATAGCGCAAGACAAGGATGTCGCCTTTCGCCATATCAATGTATGAATGCGCGCCACCATCATTGTTGTAGATTTGCGCGCCATTGCTTGACATGATTCTTATTTTGTTGGGCATATCCCTATCACAAACAATTTCAATATCGAACATTACAACCTCATTCGACACCATTGAATCGACCGTCGATTTGGTTGGCAAATCAATTTCAAGAATTGATGAAGCGCAAGTCGTGAAGTGATACATGTGCGTAACGCCGAAATACTTTGTTATGGTATTAGTCCACGCTTGCCCAATGTACCCTAATTCAAATTGTGCGCGTTTTCCTACACCGAATATATTGCCGTCATAGTCAATCGCTCTTTGTTGATAATAATAGTCATAAGAACGGTTTCCCGCCTTGCATTTTACAACCAAAGCCGAACCATTCAATCCATACGGGGAATCGGACTTCATTTCAAAGTCGGCCATATTATCAACGACATTCCATCCCGCATCACCACCGATTGCCGCCCAATGTTCACGGTCTGAATCCTTGTATCGGAACGAAATCATTCCATTCCTCAACGAAAGACCCTCTTGCGTTGTTCGTGAATATGCCGAACCAATTCGCCCGGATGCGATTTCAAAACCTCCGATTGTGCCGGATGTGGCATTTATCTTCCCCGTGATGTCCGCCTTGGTCATAACGACACCACCATCTTGCCGGACACGGAACGGGGCGGTTGCCCGGTTCTCAAAGGACGCGCCCGCCCAAAAACGGATGCTTTCGGCGGTTGTTCCGTTGCCCGTCATTCCTGCAAGGATGGATTGGTTGTCACCCGCAACTTGGATTGTGCCGGATGTTACAAGACCGCCGTCAATGGTCGTTTTGGTGTTGTCATAGTACACCGCAACAACCCAATCGTTCACATTGTATGACTGCCCGGATGTCTTGGCCGTGACACATCGCCGCAAATCGCGTCCATCGACCCACAAATCACCGATGTCATAAGGTGTTATCGGTTGTGCCACGAACACGCGCCGTTTGCCATCCGCCGTGTCTTGCGCTTGGCTTGCCGCCGCCATCGCGTCCAAGGCATCCTTGTTGGTGATTTCCTGCCATGCAAAGTTGTCGGAATCGGTGTTTTCCCATCTGTAAAGCCTTTGCGATGTCGTATTGAACCAAAGGTCGCCGATGTGCTTTGTCGCGTCTGACAAAGTAAGCCATTGCGTTGACGGGTCGGATGACTGAAACCATGTTTCGATTTTGCCGTCAAGTTGTGTCGAAAATGCCGTCACTTGAACATTGTACACATTATTGACAAAGTTGTTGAACGCCGTGTTGTCTGTGTACTTTGTCGCCTTTACCCAATCGGATGACGAATAAGTCTGCGATGCGGATTTTGCTGTTTTGCATACTTTCAAATCACCCGTTGCACCCTGCGCCCACAAATCGCCAACATCATAGGGCGGATATGGTGTTGAAGTGAACACGCGCCGTTTGCCATCTGCCGTGTCTTGGGCTTGGCTTGCCGCCGCCGCCGCATCCAAGGCATCTTGATTGGTGATTTCTTCCCAAAAGAATGCGTTTAAACGTGTGTACATGAACCGATAAAGACGATGTGACGATGTGTTGTACCACATATCGCCGACATGTTCGGCCTTTTTGTCGAATGTGTCCCAATCATTGTTCGGGTCGGATGACGTGTACCACATTTCAACCTTGCCGTCAAGTTGGTCGTATATGTCTGCAATTGAATCGGCAAAGACACCATCAATGAACGCATTCAAGTTTTCATCCCCGGTGTATTTTGTTGCCTTGACCCAATCACTTGCGACATAGTTTCCCGTTGCCCTTGCGGTCTTGCATCGCATAAGGTCGCCGGATGTGCCTTGCGTCCACAAATCACCGATGTCATAAGGTGTTGTCGGTTGTGCCACGAACACACGCCGTTTGCCATCTGCCGTGTCTTGCGCTCTTGCGGCGGCGGATGCTGCATCAATTGCAATTTGATTGGTGATTTCAACCCATGAATAAGTTCCGCCACTAAACGCATAACGATAAAGACGGTTCGTTGATGTGTTGAACCATTGGTCGCCAATGTGCTTCGCCTTTTCCGCTGCACCCCAATTTGTTGACGGGTCGGATGACGTGTACCATGATTCAAGTTTGCCGTCAAGTTGGTCGTATATGTCCGATATGGAATCATAGAACACGCCGTTGATGAACGCATTCAAGTTTTCGTCACCCGTGTAGTTCGTTGCCAAATCCCAATCGGCGGCATTGTACGTCCCGGATGTCCTTGCCGTGATGCAACGCTTCAAGAATGTGCCGGATGCCCAAAGGTCGCCCACGTCATAGGGCGGGTATGGCGTTGAAGTAAAGACACGGCGTTTGCCATCGGCGGTGTCCTGCGCTCTTGCGGCGGCTGCAAGGGCATCGGCAACACCCGTGTCACGGACTTCAACCCATTTGTAAGTGCCGTTTTCCTTGCTGAAACGATAGCCAATGCCGGAATCGTTGTCGTAGTACATATCGCCAAGGTGTTCTTCGCGCAATGCAGTTGTGTTCCAATCAACCGCCGGGGCGTTGTTTAGGGTCGGAACGCCGTTGCCGAAATGTGTTTCAATAACGCCGTCAAGTTGATGGTAAATGTCGGCGATGGCCACGTCATAAGTGTTTTGGATGAAGTCGTTCAAATTCTCGTCACCCGTGTATTTCGATGCCTTGTCCCAATCGCTTGCGACATAGTTCCCCGTTTGGCGTGAATTGACACATCGCATAAGTTCACCCGTTGCACCCTGCGCCCAAAGGTCGCCAACATCATAGGGCGGATATGGTGTTGAAGTGAACACGCGCCGTTTGCCGTCCGCCGTGTCTTGGGCGGTCGCTGCATCTGCAAGGGCTTTGATGGCATCCTTATCTTGCAATAACTCCCATGAATATGTTGACGATTCGTATTTGTATCGTTTCGCTTCATTGGTAGTTGTATTGAACCAAAGGTCGCCGACATGCTTTGCGCGTTCGTCATTGGTAGTCCATGCCGCCGCCGGGTCTGTGTTGGTGAACCATGTTTCGACCTTGCCGTCAATCTTTGTGTTGATTTGCGTCACGGCGTTTTGGAAAGTGTTTTGGATGAAGTAGTTCAAGTTTTCATCCCCGGTGTACTTTGTCGCCTTGACCCAATCAGTCGAAACGAATGCGCCCGTCTGTCTTGACGTACCGCATCGCATGAGGTCGCCGGATGCGCCTTGCGTCCACAAATCACCGATGTCATAAGGTGGGTATGGCGTATCAACAAAGACACGTCTTTTCCCATCGGCGGTGTCTTGGGCGGTCGCCGCGTCTGCAAGGGCTTTGATGGCATCTTTATCCCTTATCAGTTCCCACGCATACGTTGAATTGTATCGTTTCGCTTCATTGGTAGTTGTATTGAACCAAAGGTCGCCGACATGCTTTGCACGTTCGTCATTGGTAGTCCATGCGGTTGATGGGTCGGATGATGTGTACCACGTTTCAATCTTGCCGTCAATCTGATTGTTCATCGCCGTCAACAGACCGGGCAAGGTGGAATTGATGAACGATTGTGCATTGGCTGATTCTGCGCCAAGTTCCGCAAGGGTCATTCCCTCGCCGTTACGGGTGAACACTATTCGACCGCCGATTTCTCCGTTGTCAAGGTCGAAATATGTATTCCCGTCCGCTGATTCAATGCGCCCGGTCTTGATGAAACGTCCGTTGATTGTCGTGAATCCATAGGTCAAGGCAAGGGAACGGACTTGCAGTTCTGTGTCAACGCTCGACAACGTACCAATCAAGAAATGATAATAATTGGCATCATCTTCGACCTTTATTTGCTGATTACTCCAAAGGAATGTTCCCGCCGTCCCGTTCCTTTCGCATTTTGCATACAAATAACGGGCATTGTTGTCATTGAACGTGATTGAACCATCGGCAATGACCCATGAAACGGCGGAATCCTCGTTGATGGTGTAATGCGTCAGAACTCCGCCTTTCCACGAAACCATGTTGGCATTGCCATTAAAGTTCGGTTGAATGACGGTGTTCGTCAATCCGAATTGCATTGACTTCGCGCCGACCGACAACATTGACGTATCAATCGAAAGGGGCTTGATTCGGTCGGTGTAATAATCGCCGTCCGGGTCGAATACCATGTCAAGGACTTCGCGGGATGTTCTCCAATTCGCCCTTGCCCTTGCCGGGTCTTTTAGGTTGTTGATTTGGATGATTTTGTCAATCTCCGCCAACTCCTGCAAGACACGGGTTGTCGTTGATGTCGTAACCGTGTCCGATATGGTCAAGGTGTATTTGTATTCATCCAAGATGTCACGGGTGAACCCTTTGATTCGGATGGATTTGTCAACATCAATGTCATGGTCGATAATGTGTAAGTAGTCGCCGGGGACAAAGGCGTTGACGATGGCATTTGCCACATCGCCGCCGACAAGTTTCTTCAAGAAGTTCTTTTCAAGGCTCAACGCATATTGCACTTTTGGTTGCGACACTTGCGGATAATACAAGGCCGATTCTTCTTGCAATTCAGTTTCCGCCGCGTTGGTGATTGAATCCGGGTATATAATGCCAAGAATCTTGTATTTGTCGCCCGGAACGCTGCCGTTTCGCCCATGAAATTGGAACGCTTCACTTATTTCGTTGGGGAACACATCGCCACGGTCATCTTGGAATTTCTTCAAGGTGAATTTGTGTGTCGAATGTTCATAGTTCGTGACTTCAAATTCATACCCGGCCAAATTTCCCGTGTTGAAGTGAATCTTCGCGTTCTCTCCGGGTACAAGGTAGATGGTTTCATCGCCGTTCTTGGCCATTAGGTCGAACGGAAAGCCGGAATCCACGAATTGAAGCACGTTTCCCGCAACAACGGATGTCACTTCGCCGTCATAATGCGGTTTAACCTTGTCGAACACCTTGCGACCCTCGATGATTCCATACTTTGCGACAAGGGCGTTGTCTTGGATGAATGATTGATGCTTGGTGCAACCGGGTAGGCAAAGGCGGTCGGCTCGATACTTCAACGATATGTTTTCAGACGAACCGAACACAAAAAGCCTTGTCACGATGTCGGATGACGTGACATTTTGGCGCGTCAATTCATACATCCCGCCGCCGCGTCCGAATTGGAATGTGTAAGGCAACACCGAACCGACTTTCTTCATGTCAACGACATAAACGCCATCGACCTTGTTGATGTCAAATTCAACGGTTGTCGAACCCTCCGTGAACTCGTTGCAAAGGTTCTGCATGACGGCAAGGCAATTTTCTCCGTCAAACGTTAAAGTCTTGTATTCGGTTTCCGGGCATTCGCCAAGTGACCATTGACCGGGGAACACCCGGTTCGCGTTGGCAATAAGAACTTCCATGAACTTTCGCAACGTCCCGGTCAAGGAATCGCCCTGCACGTCTTGAAGTTGGTTGCCCGATGTCTCGATGCTCAATTCGTATTGAACCCGCAAAAGGTCATATTGGATGCCCTCAAAGGTCAATGTGTATTGAAATTCGTGCATTCCCGTTTTCTTCACGGGCGGCAATCTGTTCAAGGTGTAGTCACGCCCGAACACGGTTATCTTGTCCCCGATTTCGTATTGCTGCGGGAACGGCGATTCAACGGTTATGACAACCGTTTCGTCTGCATTCAAGTTCCATGTCTGCGTTGCCGACTTGATGGCGGTGGCCGTGCGCCTTGAAGCAAGGGGCGCACGGTCGCCATTTGGCCGCGTCATTATAATTTGTTCCATACAATGATTGCGTTTGTTTCAAATTCGTTGATTTCGTCAATGCAACCCGTGATGACCGGGAAATATTCGCCGGTTTCTTCGTATGTGTGCGTGATGGTGTGTGTGTCACTATCCCCGGCAACGTCAAAGTCAACTTTTCCATCGCCCCAATATATGTTGACGTACTTCATCGACTGCAACGTCACGACACAATTCTTCGTTGCGTCAGAAACGCGGATGTGCTTCAAGATACGCTTCACGGGTTCGGGTTCTGTCAACTTGATTTTGAACGTCCCGACCATCAATTGATTGTTCCACACTTTCGACACGGCGACCGCATCCTTGCAATATACTTCATATATTAACGGCTTCACGGGGTGAACGTTGATGACAAGGCGTTGTGTTCCCTTGCGGTCGAACTGCTGCATGAACTGCGACAATTGGATGATGAAGTCATTCTTTGTCTGTGCCTTGATGAAGCAATCAAGCGTGATTTCGCGGGGTTCAAAGAACTTGTGGTTTAAGTCCACGGTCTCGCCGTGATAGTTGTCCCAATTGATAGAATACGGGTTCTTCAACTTTGGTCGGTCAACGACACCTTCCGACCCGGCAACGAACACGCCATATTCCTTGAAGTCAACGCCGTCAAGATAATATGACATGCTTGTCGATTGCGTTGTCTCGTTGATGATTTCTTCCTGCGACAATGCAATCTTGTAAATCTTCACATCGTCAAGAAGTCCAAGGCCGTAACACTCACCATAAGCATCTTCGCCATAGAAATCTTGATTCAACGCGATTCCCGTTGGTGTCCCGCTTCTCTGCACACTCTGAATCAATTGCGAATTGACATAGAAAGAATAGAGATTCCCGTGTTTTGTCATCGCAATGGAATACCAAGAACCGGGGTTTACGATGATTGGAACTTCGATGAAGTTCTTGACACCTTGGAAGTTCACGCACCAAATCACTTGTTTCGGTGTCCCGGCTTCAACCTCTGCGACACGCATATTGGCCATGATGGTAATGTTGCCGCCAAGGGTTGAAATGATGTCCTTTTCAAGTTCGCACGTTTCATCGCCGACCAAGAACTGAATTGCATTGCCGTTGTTGCCGGACACGAAAGATGCCCCATTAACGATGCCATCTGCACGGGATTGGCTATAATCGAACGCCTTTGCAGAACCGTTCTGTTCATCGAAAGGCAAATTCAGAATCAAATCACTTGCTTCCATTTTATTTCTTGTTTATTGTTTTTTCGACTACCTTGACAACCGCTTGCCCGTCCTTGGCGGTGGCTATCTTGCCGCCATATCGGTTGACATGCACCTTTGCCCGGCCTTGTGCATGGACGGTTACTTGTGAATCATCGTACACATACACCATGACAAAGGCGTTGTCCGATGCTTCAATCCTCAAATCCGAATGATGCTTTGCGTATATTTGGCAAACATTATAAGACGTGACAACGACATTCCCGGATGTCTTGCCAAGTGCAACGCATTTGCGATAGTTCGTCAAGTTGATTCTATCATCAAGGAATATTCCGAAACCCTCCATGATGCCCTTTCCGTGTTCCCGCAAAAAATCATTGGACGGGAAATCGTTTTCAAGGCAAAATTCAAGTTTCTTTAAGTAGAGTTGAACCAATGCGGGCTTGTTGTCACCCGCGTTCAACAAGTCACCCATGCCCGGCGAACACGCGCCAAGGGAAAGGGCTTCTTTTTGGATTTGTTTTGCGAATTTCTCCATGTCGTATGTCTGTTTTAGGCCAAGCCGTTTGCCCGGTTCGTGTCGTTGCCGTTGTTGGCTTCAAGGATTTCAAGAATCCGGGTCAACTTGCCAAGATGGAAATTGTATGATGTATTGCGTTGGATGTCAGAAAGGACGGTCAATTGTTGGCGCAAGATTGTTGCAACCTCGACTTGGTTCAATCGAATCGCGTTCATCTGACCGCCGATGATGCTTGCCGTTTCCTCTGTTACACCCTTGACCGCACCCGTCAGCGTGTCATCTTCTTTTTCTCCAAGGTCTAAATCCTTGAAAATATCAGAATACGCGCCCATCGCTTGATTGAACGTGTTGGCGATTCCCTGCACCCGGCTTTTGAATTGGTTGATTTCGTAGTCTGTCAGCCCGTCAAAGATGAAGTTGTCGCCATTCCAATAACCCATCGACTTTTCAAGTTGGTCAAGCGCACCTTGCAATTGCTTTTCCAAGAAGTTTTTCTTCAACTGATTCAAGACGGCGTTCTTCAAGACATCGTTCACGGTCTTTTCAAACGCTTGCGCCGCA